TTAACAATCATCCGGTTTTTTAGAGGCCTTCATTAGTTCACTGAACTTTTGAGCGGCCTCTTTTCTTTTGGGCTTAGTTATGTGAAGGTATATCCTTCTTGTTATTTCATCATTCGAATGCCCTAAACGTTGCATAATTTGTTCTAACGAAGCACCCGCTTCTGCCAAAAGAGAAACGTGTGTGTGACGAAGCGAGTGAGGAGATAAATCTGGATTGAGTTTAGCCAATTTTAAGAGTCTCTTCATTCTGTTGTTCACAATCTTTATCACCAGAGGATATCCAGCGTATTCACCGGTACGGGCAAAAACAAAACCTTCATCATGATATTTATTTTGCTTTCTCTTTTTTTCGAATCCATGCTGTAACAGCAGGTCTTTTAAGTTAAGCATGACTTCGGGATCAACATCGATCTCCCGTATAGATGCTTTTGTTTTTGGTGTGTGTACTGAATACAGATTATATCTATTTGTTGGGTTATAAACAGTTTTGGTTATTCTAATTTTATCCTCTTCAAAATTCAGATCATTCTCTTTTAGTGAGCATAATTCTCCGACTCTCAATCCTGTATATGCCAGAGTGTTGAATATCTCGTAATCAAATTCGAGTCCGTGATTCTTAGCTGTTTCAAGGAAACGTGAAAGTTCGTCTTTTTCTAAATATTTCGGCAACTCATTGTTTTCTTCCAGGTCTTTTACGGTCTTAGTTTCCTTGGGAATAAAAGCGCCTTTAGCTGGATTATTTTTAATAGCGCCTATTTTAACTCCATATTCAAATATCATTACTCCAGTTGCATGAGTTCCGGAAACTGAGTTATCGGCTAAACCTTTAATTATTGTTTTTCCATTATCATCCATGTGCCCTTTTTTTAGAGTGATCAAGGCTTGTTGATATTGATCATGGCTTATTTCTGAAACTATTATTTTTTTAAAGAATTGTAAGAATCTTTTTCGCTCTGAATCCCTAATCCTAATAGTTCCTAATTTCTTTGGATTCCCTAGTTTTCCATATGATTCAAACCATAAGTCTGATAATTCTTCAAATGTCATCTTTTTTTCTTCTAAATACGTACCAGAGTTCATTTCAGATAGTATTGTTGCAGCAAATGCTTGTGCTTCTTTTTTTGTCTTAAATCCACCCTTACTCTTTTGTTTCCTTTTTCCAGTGATCGGATCGGTTCCGACATCCAGCATGTAACTCCATGTATTTCCTCTCTTATAAAAACTGCCTTTCAATTAGAACACTCCTTTAAATTTCCGGTTTATAGTGCCCAGCGTAAACTCCGCAAATTGTTACTTCATTTGGCATCACCTCCACAGACTGATAAGAGTTATTTTCTGGACTGAGAGTTATTTTTGGTGACCCTTCAGACCATTTTATTCGCTTGAGACTTCCCTCTTCTCCGTTAAAAAGAGCTGCCACGATCTGACCATTGAATTCAGCCCAACTTCCTTTTCGGAGGAAAACAATATCTCCATCATCAATACCCGCGCCTATCATAGAATCACCTTTTACCCTAAGTGCGTAATCGGGTTGCTGAGATCTTACAAAAGGATAATTTATGTACTCCTCAATAGATTCGATTGGTATCATTCCATTCCCCGCACAAATCGTTCCCACAAGCGGGATAGGCTTCATGTTCTTAATCATAGAAAAGTAGTGGGCGAGTTTTGGAGAAAATTTATTAACTAAGACGTTTAACGTTTCAACTATTTCGCGTTTTTGATCAACATCAAAATCGTTTCGAAGAAAAGCAGATTTGATTTCATCTATGTCGGCGTTTTCATAGAGTTCAACTAATTCTTTACTAACAAATAATTCGACTATTTTATTTTGGATATTATTATCAACTTGTTTATATAGAAAAGCAGTATTGATTAAATCAAATATTTTGTTATCTAACTCTTCGTTTTCATTCATTAGATCTTTCATAAACATTTCATGTTCAGCACTAAGACCATCTAAGTAACCGGCCACTTTCATCAATTCACCATATGTAATGTTATTTAAGTGTTTAGATATTTTCATCAATGTTTCCGGAGATGGATCTTGAGTATTTTTTTCTATTCTGCTAAGTGTCGCAGGGGAGACACCGGACACAATAGATAAGTCTTTCATGGTTTTAAATCCGTTTTGAATACGTGCCTCTTTTATAAAATCACCTATTTTAATTTCGCTCATCGACTCTCAAAAATCTCCCTTCATCTAATGCTTGAATTCATGATATCACAATTATTGCGTGTACGCAATTAATTTATGAAATGTTATTGCGCGGTCGAAATTCATGTAATATAATCAAGTTGCGAGGACGAAATCGACATAAAACAACAATTGCGTATCCGCAACAAAGAGAGGGGGTGGGCAGATGAAAAAATTCGTTGTTCGCTTGAGAGTTAAGGAGTTGATGAAAGCTCAGATTGACAAGGATATCACTTCTGATCGTGAGCTGGCCGAACTTCTTAATGTTAATCCTACCCAAGTATGGCGCACGAAATTACCTGTCGATGATAAAAGGAACAATGCTCCTGGGAATCAATTTATCGCAGGAGTAATGGAAGTATTCGGAGGAAGGTTCGACGATTATTTTTACATCGAAGAAGTGGATGTTCCGAAGAAAATCAAAGAAAAGGTTGTTGTATGAGGAGGTAGAGCATGACTGAGAAGAACATCTACAAGTGGGAAGACATGCCTGACGTTATGACTGCTCAGGACATCGCAAATGTATTGGGAATTTCACGAAAGACAGTCTACGAGTTGTTCACACTCAAGACAGAGCATGGTGGTATCCCTAACTATCCCATAGGGGTCTCAAAACGGGCTGACAAAGTGGATGTGATCGCATGGAAAAACAAGTTAAAGGAGAGATCCACTTGAACATAACACCAAGCCTGGCACCACCAGAAGTAATGGATTTCTGCGCTAATCCGGAATGCGCATCTGAAATCGTGGATGGGCAGATCGCTGTACGACATGGCAAGGATCTGTACTGCAAGCTCAGCTGCATGGCGAAGTCTATCGGTGCTGTAACGATCACAGCTGGAGAGGAGGATCGCATCGATGCAAATTTCACAACAACTGTTCCAAGATAAGTACTGGAAATCCATGTTGCACCTGTTCATGTATCAGCCGAGGCTTTCACAATGCCTGACAAGCCAGTATTTTGACCTGCAGGGTGGAATCATCAAGTCAGCTGCGTTGAAGAAGCTGTCCAAGCCCTGGAGCCAATCGGAAAGGTTCATGCTTCACCTAGCTCTGCATCTGTACAGTTCAGGACTGGCAAAAGTGAATCTGTCCGATATGGATTACTTGGACAGCAACAATAAAGCTCTGGTCCATGAAGCCTTAAAAATACGGTTTGGTTGAGGAGGATCAGGATTTATGAGTCGGCCGAAGAGGAATGAATACGCGGTCTATAGAGGTGAAGAGTTGCTTGCTATGGGTAACGTTGATGAATGCTCTGAAACGTTAGGTGTTTCTACCAGTTACATTTACTGGTTGATTTCACCGACAGCGAAAAAACGGCTTGCTTCACGGAAAAATCTAGACCAGTGCATTGTTGGCGTAAGACTAGATGACGATGACGAATGAGAGGAGGTGAGAATTTTGCCCTTGATGACAGAACAGCATTTCAAAGCAGCCTGTGCCTTTTACCTAGCTCTTGCAAGCCAAATGCGCCGCAGTGGCCATATCCAAGTCGCTACACATGCGGACAAGCAGTACCGGACGTATCGTAATCGTCTGCACGCAAAAATGCAGCTGAAAGGCTCCTACCCCTTATCAGTTGCACAAATTTAAAACTATTCTACCGCCAGTCTACACCGGCAGAAAGGAAATTGCAATGAATGTAACCGGAAAGGTTTGGCTTGCCCTCACTCGTGATGAACGAATGATCTGTTTAGAATTTGCTGCTTACGAGAATGCCAAGCGTCAAGAGCGTATTCATTCACTAAAATATCTAGCCCGATTTAAAGCTGGTTTACGGAAGAGAGGAGATTCAGTATGAGCATGAAAGCTACTGGTATTGTTCGCCGCATCGATGACCTGGGCCGTGTCGTTATTCCGAAAGAGCTTCGCCGGGTTCACGGTATCGAGGAAGGAGATCCGCTTGAGTTCTTCGTGGACGGTGACAAGATCATTCTTCGCAAGTATCAACCTGGTTGCTTCTTTTGCGGAAATGATGAAAATCTGAACTTATTTCATGGTAAGCAGATCTGTACACCTTGCATTAAGCAGGCAGCTGAGAATGTTCACTGACCTGTATAAATCAGATATCCCTTGGGATATTGTCACAGACGATAGCGGAAAGGTGATCGGTGAGGTGTACAAACATCTGCCGGTTCCGCCGCCAAGGAGGCGACAAGTTAAATGGGGTATGACTTCGAGTCCTTCCATTACTGGTCTGAAGAAAAGCGGCAAGGAAGATGACAGCTGATTACAATCCACATCTGGGTTATTTCACAGATGTGATGGACAAGTATATCAAGCTGGTTCATTACGCAGCCAACAAACACAAAGTGAATTGCAATGCTTCCGTGGGATACGAGGACCTGGTTAGTGAGGGAATGGTTGGACTGCTAAAGGCATTCCAAAAGTATGATCCGACACGTTTCGAAAATGTATCCAAGTTTTCAACTTTCGCCATGCCTTATATCCGCGGAATCATGGCTGCGTTTGTTCGTGACAAATCACAGACAGTCAGACCACCTAGAGCACTTTACGAAATTGCCGGCAAGATTATGAGTCAAGACCTCCACCTTTTACAACCAGAAGAAATTGCTGAAACGCTTGAAATAACACCTGAACGTGTCATTCAGACACTTGAATATATGAAAAATCCTAAGCTCTTGTATTTGGACCAACCAGTGGACATGAATGAGCAAATCACGATCCTGGATACCCTCTCTGTCCAAGCAGATGAAAGTTCAATCTTTGTGAATGAGTTTTTATCGACTCTTTCGGTCAGAGAGCGTGAGGATGTGGTACTCCGGATGAATGGATCTAATCAGAGAGACATCGGAGATTATTTAGGCGTATCACAGGTCCACATTAGTCGAGTATTCAAAGCCATTGGTGAGAAGTTAAAAAACTACGAAAAAGGGATTCGGATTCCTAGAAAAGAGGAACGATCTATGTCGACCCAAACGTTAATCAGAAAAAATATTAGACAGGAATCAAAACGTAATACCTTTGACCTCATGGAAGGCGTCGAGTGGTACACCGCTGTTGCTCCTGCTGAGGCAAGCATTGGTGTAAATGCAACAGGCATACATCTGAACGGTCCTGCATCTAAAATGCTCTCTTGCATCAAAGGAGACCGTCTGAAGCTTGGATTTAATTCGGACAAGTTGTGCCTGATCCTTTTTAAAAGTGATGAAGGTCAGCGGCTTTCTCAGGCATACGGCACCAACGGTAATGTCTGTTTGAATAGCAAGCGTTTGGGAAAATGGCTTGCGAGTAAGAACGTTGCACGGAAACGTTACGTTCTTCAGTTTGATGAGACACATCAAGCCCATTATATCCAGCTGGAGAAAGAAAAATGATGGATTCAGAGGACGATGTAACCCCGTTGCAACAGATAACCCAGATCTCTCACCGGCTACCTACTATTGTTCTGAAAGACATCAATCAACGTATCGGTGATTGGCTATCTTCTGGTGGGAATGAGACAGACCCTTATATCGAACAACAACTGCGCTTTGCACGCAGATTCTTATCTGAATAAAGAAAGGTGACCGCCATGATCAAAATTAATAAGCTCGAAATCGAAAATGTAAAGCGCGTCAAAGCTGTAAAAATGGAGCCATCCAGTGCAGGGCTTACGCTCGTCGGTGGTCGGAATAACCAGGGCAAGACAAGCGTTCTGGATGCCATTGCATGGGCTCTTGGTGGAAATAAATATCGTCCTTCCCAAGCTAACCGTGAGGGATCGATGGTGGCACCTTATCTTCAGCTCACCTTGTCCAACGGACTGGTAGTGGAGCGGAAGGGTAAGAACTCTGACCTGAAGGTAATCGATCCGAATGGCCAGAAAGGCGGTCAGCAACTTCTGGATAGTTTCGTGGAAGAGTTGGCCATTGATCTGCCAAAGTTCATGAATGCCACCAACAAAGAAAAGGCCAGCATTCTACTCCGGATCATCGGTGTGGGTGAACAGCTTCAAACATTCGAGAAGCAGGAGCAGGAGGTATATAGCCGTCGCCATACCATTGGACAAATTGCAGACCAGAAAGCCAAGTTTGCGAAAGAGCAGCCTTACTTCACAGATGCACCGAAGGAACCTGTCTCTGCTTCAGAACTAATCAGTCAGCAGCAAGAGATCCTGGCACGCAATGGCCAGAATCAACTCAAGCGACAACGTGTGACACAGATCCAGGCGGAGTTTGAGCAACAAGGCCGCGAAGTCGTTCGGCTGACAGCAATCCTGAACGCTGCTCAGGAGAAATACACTCAGCTGCAGACGGATCTGGGTATCGCTCAGAAAGACGCATTGGATCTGCATGACCAATCAACCACTGAGCTGGAACAGAATATCACTCAGATTGACGAGATTAACCGAAAAGTCCGAGCTAACCTGGACAAGGACAAGGCCGAGACAGACGCCAGCGATTACCGCGTTCAATATGAGCAGTTGACCGCTCAGATCAACGAGATCCGAGATCAAAAGGCAGAACTTCTGAACAATGCGAATCTTCCGCTGGAAGGATTGTCAGTGGATGATGGTGAGTTGATCTACAACGGACAGCGCTGGGATAACATGAGTGGATCTGATCAGCTGAAGGTCTCCACAGCCATTGTTCGTAAGTTGAAGCCAGACTGTGGTTTCATTCTCCTGGACAAGCTTGAGCAAATGGATCTGCAGACGCTGAACGAGTTTGGTGCTTGGCTTGAGCACGAGGGCCTGCAGGCAATCGCAACACGTGTCAGCACCGGCGATGAATGCAGCATTATTATCGAAGACGGCTATGTAGCTGGACAGGAGCAAGCGACCGCAACGGACGCCCCGCCTGCAGCTGAAACAAAAACTTGGAAAGCAGGTGAGTTCTGATGCAAGTCATCAGTGGAAAAGTGCAGAAAGCAAAGAAGGTTGTCATCTATGGTCCGGAAGGCATCGGAAAATCATCCCTTGCCGGACGCTTCCCACGTCCCGTATTTATTGATACAGAAGGTTCCACAACAGAAATGGATGTCGATCGGGTACCCAAGCCCACAAGCTGGACCATGCTCAATGAGCAAGTCAGATGGGTATGGCAACAGGGAAATCGATTCGGCACTCTGATCATCGACACGATTGACTGGGCGGAGATGCTGGCTGTGAACAGTGTATGCGCGATTCACAACAAAAGTGGTGTCGAGGACTTCGGGTATGGCAAAGGATATGTATTCGTTGCCGAAGAAATTGGACGTTTCCTGAATCTCCTTCAGGATGTAGTCGATTCCGGAATCCATGTGGTGCTAACCGCTCATGCTCAAATCATCAAGTTTGAACAGCCTGATGAAATGGGAGCCTATGACCGGTACCAGCTCAAGCTCGGTGCCAAGACGGGAAGCCGTACAGCGCCACTCGTCAAGGAATGGGCAGACATGGTTTTGTTCATCAATTACAAGACATTCAGTGTGGCTGCCGATGAGAAAGGCAAGAAGCATAAGGCGCAAGGTGGTAGCCGAACCATGTACACAACTCACCATCCTGCATGGGATGCGAAGAACCGGCATGGACTCCCTGACGAGCTGCCGTTGGATTATGGCCATATTGCACACATCTTTGATGGCGTGGTACAACCTAGCACCTCTCAAGCGCCTGTCACTCCACCGCCAGTGAACACACCACCTGCAGCACCGCCGGCGGCACAACCTGTTACACCGCCACCTGCCACTGTACAGACACCAGCACCATCTGCTCCGGCACAGGTTGCAGATACAAGTCAGGGACTGAATCCGAACATCCCTGCATCGCTTCGCGATCTGATGTTGCAGTACCAGGTCACAGAAAATGATATTCAGATTGTGGTGAGCAATAAGGGGTACTACCCGATTGATACACCAATTGCCAACTATGACCCTGGGTTTGTGGATGGTGTCCTGGTAGGAGCTTGGCAACAAGTGTACGGCATGGTTCAAGATATGAACAAACAAATTCCGTTTTCATAAATTTTAATACACATTAGGAGGACTCATACATGACACAAATGGAAAGAGAATTTGGTTGGGATGACGAGATTGTCAATGAAGGAGGGACAGGCTTCACTATTCTCCCACCTGGAGACTACAACTTCACGGTAGCAAAATTTGAACGTGGACGTTTCGCCGGCAGTGAAAAAATGCCCGCTTGCAATCAGGCGAAAATGGAGATTATCGTTCATTCTCCGGAACATGGTGATGTGACTTTAAGCCACAACTTGTTGTTGCACAGTAAAACAGAGGGCTTCCTTTCCAACTTCTTCGCCGGGGTTGGATTAAAGAGAAAAGGTGAACCCCTGAAAATGAACTGGCCAGCTACGTTGGGACGTAAGGGTCGTTTGAAACTTGAGATCCGGAATTATACCTATAAAGGTGAACCGCGTTCGGCCAATGAGATTAAGACGTTCTATGCTCAAGATGAGGTTCAGCAACCAGGCACTCAGCCAACGGGCCAACAGTCCTATCAACCTCTACAACAGCAGCAGCAACAGACGCAATATAATCAGCCACAAACACAGTACAATCCACCAGCTCAACAACAGAACGCACCATTTCCTGGTCAACAACAAACAGGTAGCTGGAATCCAGGTCAATTCTAGGAGGTAACCGATGGAACTCAGACCCTATCAGCAAGAAGCGCGTCAATCCATCCAAGCTGAATGGAACAAAGGAGTCAAGCGTACGTTGCTTGTGCTCCCTACCGGATGCGGTAAGACGATTGTATTTTCTAAGGTAACAGAAGACCGGGTTAAGCTGGGTGAGCGTGTGCTCATCCTGGCTCACCGGGGTGAGCTGCTTGATCAAGCTTCTGATAAGCTGGAGAAATCTACTGGACTGAAAACAGCAACCGAGAAGGCAGATCAGACATCGATCGGCAGCTGGTACCGGGTCGTTGTGGGCAGTATCCAAACCCTCATGCGAGATAAGCGATTGCAACAATTCGCTGCAAATCACTTTGACACGATCATTATTGATGAAGCTCACCATTGTTTGTCTGATAGCTATCAGCGAGTCCTACAATATTTTGAAACAGCCAACGTGCTCGGCGTTACAGCCACACCGGATCGCGGCGACATGCGTAATCTGGGTAGCTTTTTCGAAAGCCTAGCCTACGAATACACGTTACCCAAAGCAATAAAGGCCGGTTTCCTGAGTCCGATTAAGGCCATGACCATTCCCCTGCAGATCAACTTGTCAGCAGTTGGCCAACAGGCAGGCGACTTCAAAACGCAGGACCTGGGTACCGCCTTGGACCCTTATCTTGAATCCATAGCGGAGGAAATGTTGCGGGTCGCCCAGGATCGGAAGATCGTTGTATTCCTTCCCCTGGTCAAGACCAGTCAGAAATTTACCCAGATTCTGAACTCGATTGGGTTCCGAGCAGCTGAGGTAAATGGGGATTCTCAAGATCGATCACAGATATTAGAAGACTTTGATGGCGGCAAATATAACGTGCTTTGCAACTCCATGTTGCTTACCGAAGGATGGGATTGTCCGAGCGTCGATTGTGTCGTAGTGCTTCGGCCCACGAAGGTTCGCAGCTTGTACAGTCAGATGGTCGGGCGTGGTACCCGTCTATTCCCTGGCAAGACAGAACTTCTGCTGTTGGACTTCCTGTGGCATACCGAGCGGCACGAGCTTTGCCATCCTGCTCACCTCATTGCGGAAAATGAAGAGATTGCTCAGGCCATGACCAAACAGATCGAGGAGGCGGGTATTGCACTGGATCTGGAAGACGTGGAGAAGCAGGCAGCTGAGGATGTCGTTGCCCAGCGTGAGGAAGCTTTGGCAAAGCAATTGGCCGAGATGAAGCGCCGTAAACGTGCCTTGGTGGATCCACTCCAATTTGAAATGAGTATTCAGGCTGAGGACCTATCCAGTTATGTACCATCGTTCGGTTGGGAACAGGCTCCCCCTTCCGATGCTCAGGTTAAGACACTCGAAAAGTTGGGCATCATGCCAGAACAAATCGATAATGCCGGCAAGGCGACGAAGCTTCTGGAGCGTTTGGACAAGCGTCGTGAAGAAGGGCTGACTACGCCGAAGCAGATCCGCTTCCTGGAAGGCCGAGGGTTTGAACATGTGGGTACCTGGTCCTTTGACTCTGCTAAAAAGATGATTGATCGGATCGCCGGGAACGGGTGGAAAGTACCTGCAGGTGTTGAGCCGAAACAGTACCGGGGTGAGTAACGATGATCCAGGACTATAAGGGCATTCGATTAGAACTGATCAATCGGAAATATGAGGGGCGTGCTGCTAAGCGTTATACGCTTGGTGGCACGAACCAGAATGTGTGGATTCCCAATAAACACCTCGAAGCGGATGGGCAGATCAAGGAAGGCGAGAACATTGATTATGTTTTCCGCAAGGCACAGCGGCAGCTTGAAATAGCGGGTTACACAGGGCCGATTGTGGGCATCAAACGTCGTTCAAATAACCAATAAGGGAGCAATCATATATGAGTTGGGTACGCATGAACATTCAAAACGGGCAGGTCACTGGTGAACTGGAAATGGATCAGCTTGGATCCGGTGAAACAAAAGCTATTGTCGATGGATTCTTTGGAGCATTCGGTCTGCAGAAGGCCAAGGATAGCAATCCTGAAGTGATTGCACCAGTTCGGACACTGGCTATCTCTCCACCGTTCTCTGCCTCAGATATAACTCCTGCTGCAGAGATTCAGACGAAGGTCATGGCCAGCACGATTAAGAGCAAGCAGGCTGTAAAAGAAATACTGAAAGATGCTGTTATAGAGAATGCAAAAAGGGTCACGAAGCCGGCCATGATTCATTCTGAACGTACTCTCTCAACTTCACTGGGTGAAAAGTTGGCCGAGGCTTACCAAAACATCGATTCAGAGTCTCTGAACGTGATCTCCAATTCTACTGAGACTAACGAGCAGATAGATGACTATAAAGTGACAGGTATCAAATACAAGGACGGCGTAGCCCTCTACAAGTGCCGGTATTGGTGCAAGAATCCTAAGTGCAGAGGTAAGGGGAATCATTATATTCTTCCGGAAGAGAAGACAGTAGAGTGCTACGATTGCGGATCGGTTCATGAGGTGCGCGAAGCAGTTTTCGGTGAGCCACTTCAAAAGGACGATTGGGGCAACTTCTTCATTGCAGACCACTTGGCATAATTATGGGGCTCTGGCCCCTTCAAAGGAGCGGATAAACATGACTTGGATTGTATTTGCCTGTGATTGTGGTTGCGGATTTGCGATACCGAAACTTGAAGTTCCAGAAGATCCTTCATGCCCTAATTGCGGTTCGGAATGGAACGTTGATGCTACAGGAGAATGCATACGAGATCCGGAAATCGAGCCTTATAGGGAGGATCAAGCATGATGCCCGAACAACCTGAACTGAAGCGTCTTAAATGGGAAAACGGCAAAGAGTACTGCGAATTATTCTGTCCAATGACAGGGCGCGTAGAAATGACATACTCAGACGGGGGGCCATGCTACAGCTCTTATACAGTTCCTCTGGTAGACAAGGATGGGGACGTTTACTGCTGGCGGTACGATCATGATGAAGATTGTTGGTGTGAAGACGATCGGGTTTGGATGGGCGATGCTGACCACGTAGATGAAAACACAAAATATTACTTGTAGAGTTACGGGAAGGTAGTGAAACGGATGGAGCACAAACTGGATCTTATGGCATTGCTGGACCACGTTGATCCTTCGTACCTGGATTACCAGGAGTGGGTTAACGTCGGCATGGCATTGAAATACGAAGGTTATACGGCCAGTGATTGGGATGATTGGAGCAAACGGGACAGCGGCCGGTACCGTCCCGGGGAGTGCTTCAGAAAGTGGACTTCCTTTGAAGGTTCCGGCATCCCTGTTACTGGTGCAACTATTACGCAGATGGCCAAGGATAACGGATGGGTACCACGTTCCGCAGGTCGAGAGGACCGGGAGCTGGGTTGGGACGATGAAATTGCCGGCGGCGATTATGTCGTGGTCGATAAGAACTGGATTGAAGGCAAGGAGATCCACGAACCAGCCGTGTGGAATCCGATTCAGCAGCTCACCACATACCTCCAGACGCTGTTCGAAGCATCGGAGAACGTGGGCTATGTAACGGATACTTGGCAGAACGATGAAGGCAAGTATCTGCCCACCAAAGGTGCATATGATCGGACAGCAGGTGAGCTGATCCAGGCGCTCAACCAGAGCGGTGATGATATCGGTTCCGTACTGGGTGATTACGATGCAGCTGCCGGCGCGTGGATCCGGTTCAACCCGCTGGATGGTAAAGGCGTCAAAAACGACAACGTGACCGAATTCCGGTACGCACTTGTTGAATCGGACACGATGGACATTGAGAAGCAGAACGCGATCATGCGTGAGCTGGAGTTGCCAATCGCTGTGATGGTCTATAGTGGCGGGAAGAGTGTTCACGCTATTGTGAAAGTAGATGCAGCTGATTATGACGAGTACCGTAAGCGGGTCGATTACCTCTATAACGTTTGTAAGAAAAACGGCCTGAATATCGATAAGCAGAATCGAAATCCCTCGAGGCTTTCACGGATGCCAGGCGTTGAACGTAACGGGAAAAAGCAATTCATTGTGGATACCAATATTGGCCGTGCAAGTTGGGCGGAATGGCATGAATGGATCGAGGGTGTGAATGATGATCTTCCGGATCCGGAGAGTCTGACTGATTATTGGGATAACATGCCAGTGCTGGCTCCACCTTTGATTCATGGGGTACTGCGGCAAGGTCATAAGATGCTGATGGCTGGTCCTTCGAAAGCTGGTAAGTCGTTTGCTCTGATCGAGCTGAGTATTGCCCTGGCTGAGGGAGATAAGTGGCTGGGCTGGCAATGTACTAAGGGTAAGGTTCTGTACGTCAATCTGGAGCTAGATAGAGCCAGTGCCTTGCATCGATTCAAGGATGTATATCAGGCGCTGGGGCTGCCACCGAAGAACATCGGGAATATCGATATTTGGAACCTTCGTGGTAAGACAGTACCGATGGACAAGCTGGCTCCTAAATTGATTCGTCGTTCTGCGAAGAAAGATTATATTGCTGTCATTATCGATCCGATTTATAAGGTACTCACTGGTGACGAGAACAGCGCCGATCAGATGGCCCATTTTACCAATCAGTTTGACAAAGTGGCTACTGAACTGGGTGCCAGCGTTATTTACTGTCATCATCACTCCAAGGGTTCCCAGGGCGGTAAGAAGTCCATGGACCGTGCAAGTGGTAGCGGCGTTTTCGCTCGGGATCCGGATGCACTGATTGACTTGGTGGAACTGGACATCCCGGAAGCGTTGCGGAATCAGGAAGAGAACAAGGCGATCTGCGCCATGTACCAGCGTCTCTTCGAACAGTACAACCCGGCATACCTGCAGGAACATGTGTCCCAGGATGATCAGCTCAGTGCAAAGGCTATGGAGGACCACGCTAAGCGTGCAATTCCAGGAGTTATGTCGAACATCAAGCCAGAGATTGATCGAGTCATCAAGACTGTACGCGGGCATTCTGCATGGCGTGTAGAAGGTACGCTGCGGGAGTATGCCAAGTTCGAGCCGGTGAACATGTGGTTCCAATATCCGGTTCATCGCATCGATGACGTGGGCAGCCTGAAGGACATCGATACAGACAGTGAAGCTTCACAGCCGGCATGGCAAAAGGCTACGAATAAGCGTAAGGACAAGGCAAAAGAGGAACGTCGGACCAAAGCGGAAGAATTCGAGGATGCCGTGAACAACTGTAATTTTGGTGAACCACCGACTTTAATGGATATCATGGATTGGTATGGGTCTACTGGTAAGGAAGTTGCCGAGCGTACCGTCAGAGATTGGATTAAGAAGTTTGGGTATGAAATTGACCGTAATATTGGTTTCCGAATCGTTAAGAAAGCTGAAGAGTAATTACGGCGGCAATCATTATTTTATGGTGCTTGCAATATGTTGCGATGATCATCATTTTATGATCGCCGCAACTTGCGAAACATGGTCATTGCAATCATGCGAAAAGTTGCGGGGATTTTGATACGTGTATGGTCGCCGCCGCGGATGGTGGAGACCAGTATATATAAATATATAAGGAATAAGGGAGGGGGTCTAAAACTCCCCCTCCCCCTTCCCCTAAATTTATTTGAAAGTCACCCCCTCAAAATTAAAGTTAAAAAATGGAAGTGGTGAAATAGATGACAGAATTCTTTATGCCGATGAAACCACCGACAGCAACACACCAGGAGAAGAAGGTAACGATTGTGAATGGCAAACCTGTCTTTTACGAACCAGATGATCTGAAGACTGCTCGTGCGAAGTTAACAGCTCACTTGGGTCAGCATGTGCCTGATAAAAAATATACGGGAGCGTTGCGTGTGATTGTGAAATGGTTGTTCCCGATTACGAAGGGTAGCAAGCATTACGACGGAGAGTGGAAAAAGACGAAGCCTGATACACACAACCTGAACAAGTTGCCGTTTGATATCATGACTGATCTGGGATTCTGGACGGATGACGCCATTGTGGCCAGTGAGATCATAGAGAAGTTCTGGGCCGATCATCCAGGTATTTACGTCAAGATCGAGGAGCTGTAGGCGATGGACTACAAAGCATTCTTCTGGGACATGTTCCTGTGGACCCAGGGTGTGAACGATGCAGCGAGACAGTTCGGGATGCAGAGCCCTGACTTCTGGAAGTGGGTTGCAGATTCTGGTGGTGCGATCTGCAGGAAGTACGAGGATAACCGTCTGGCAGTGAAGCAAATGGTCATGATGATTGAATGGCTGGAGGAAGTATACGAGAAACAGAGGCAGGCGGGTTGAACTGTCCGGAGTGCTGCAGCGATATGCACGAGATCCAGGCGGATCTGCATGTGTGCCTGAGCTGCGGCTTCACGGCAGAGCAGATTACGTTTGAGATAGATCCACATGGAGAGGAGGATCCCTATGGCTAATACGAAGGAACAGCATGTTATCGAGCAATTGACCGAATACAAAGCAAAGCAGGCACGTCTTCAGGCGCTGGGAACCTATAAGGTCGGCGGAGGTATCACCATCAGTCGCTTGTCTGAGGAAGATGAGCTCCAGCAGCTTCACCGTCGCTTGCGTGGGCGGCCGAGTTACATGTACCTGAACAGGAAAGAGCTTGAGCTGGAAACCGCAGCACACACTTATCTGGAACGGTACCCTGCAGGAACAAAGGCGCAGCTTGCTGAGGTGCCCCACGTGGGATTGTACGAGGAAGACGACTCCTTGTTGCAGCATCTGCGAGATAAGATCAGCAAAGTGATTGATTCGCGGAGTGGGTGCAAGAGCGACCTGGATGATGTGCTGGAACGTCTCGCCGAGCTTCAGGATCTGCAGGCAGAGATTGAGCGAGTGGACCAGGTGATGAAGTTGCTTGAAGACTACAAGCCAGAATATGCCGAGCTTCTGAAACTGGCGTTTGTCGAGGGGAAGTCATGGAATACAGTGGCGGGAGACATGTGTTTATCAAAGGATGGATATTACCGGATGCGGGTAAAAGCCATTAAAGAATTTGCTAAAATTGCAGTCTGAGAAAACTTTGCGAAAATAATGCGAACACTTTGAGAACACAAGCCACATTTACCATGATAATATGATACCGTGGACAATTTATAAATAGTCGCGTTGATGTACGGCGTCGCCTGCATGTGACGCGACTTACCTTCGCCGATATAGCTTAAAAGGTCAGAGTGCTGCGGGATCCCTTCCACACAGAGAGCAGAGATTCAGGTTCAAGTCCTGGTGTCGGCATTATCCATAACCTTGCTTCACGCTTGCCGCTTCTTCGGAGGCGGTCATTTTTTGTTAACTTAAAACCCGTATGTAACATAAGCCTCTAAATTTCCCTCTCATATTTGACGATATTGTCTAGTATGGAGGGATATAATGAACAGTGATGCAATGTTAGCCGAGTTGAAAAAACAATTAGTCGAAGAGATAATTGAATGCAGAAAAGAACTTGATCTAGTCCGAAAGCGTTCAAGAGTTCTAAACGTTACAAGTATAGTCCTGTCATCTGTTGTTACGGTGTTAGTAGGTCTTAAATCGTTTACGTTTTCGGGAATGGCAGATGTGGTGCTTTTTGTTAGTGCTACTGTAACTGCTTTAAGTGGAATCAGGGTTTTTTTTAATTACGAAAAACAATTGCAGTACCTATCTAAAACGTTCTTTGATCTAGGGCTTCTTGATAGAGAAATCGATCTGTATATCACAGCTCTTAATGGTAATAGTAGTGATGGGAAAGTGGTCACTGAATTTACAAATAAGTTTTTGGGCATTGTGTACGATCACGCCCAAAATGTTATTAATTTCAAAGATCAGGAAGCACTAATTAAAACACAAAATCAAACATAAGCATCCTTCGGGGTGCTTTTTCTTTTACATACGAACACATTAGCGGAGGTGGTGAAGATGAATTGACGCCGAATTGGGAAGAGATTAGACGATTGTTTGAGACAAGCAATTTAACGCTGAAGGAGCTTGCTGAGCAATACGGCATCAAGGATTCAACGATCCGTAGCCGTAAGAACCGAGAGAACTGGCAACGAGGATCCGCGACGCAACGCAACGTTGCAGCGTTGCAACACGCAGCGCCGAAAGTCTCAGAGGACAGCCAGCTGACTGACAAGCAGCGTATTTTCATCATGGAGTACCTGAGAGACTTCAACATCACGCGAGCTGCGATGGCGGCAGGCTATAGCAAACGTTCAGCACATGTGGTTGGATGGGAGACGCTAAGAAATCCTAAAGTGCATGCGGAGATCCAGCGACATAAGGAGATGTACACCGAAGCGCTTGGCTTGGATATTCAACGGATCATCGCTGAATACATGAAAATTGCCTTTGCGGATATCACGGATTTTGTGGATTTTGGTCGCAAGGAAATTACTGTTGGCCAGGATGGAGAGGGCCAGCCGATCACGCAGCAAATCAACTTCGTCGATTTCAAGAATGCGGACGAGGTGGACGGGGCGATCGTCAGTGAAATCAAGATAGGCAAGAGCGGGACCACCGTCAAGCTTGCTGACAAGATGGAAGCCCTGAAGATGCTGGATCGGTACGCTGGGTACATGACTGAGGAGCAGAAAGCCCGTGTTGCTGTGCTGAAATCGAAGGTTCCAGACAAGGACGGCTTCAATCCAAGCGCTCAGATCGTGGCTTTGGCTGATATGATTAATAATCCGGTAGCTGAACGGGTGATGGACGATGACTGAGGCTGCTCTGATCCCGTATGCGCCGTTTAATCAAAAACAGGCCAGTTATATTGCCCGAAGTAAAGACGCCTGGCTGAACGTAGCTGAGGGCGGTAAACGGGCGGGAAAAAACATCATCAACCTGATTGCATATGCGATGTGCCTGGAGGTTCATCCGGACAAGCTGCATTTGGTTGCGGGTGTTTCCTTAGCAGCCGCCAAGATGAACGCCATAGACTCGAACGGCTTCGGGCTTCAGCACCTATTTGCGGGGCGTTGCCGTGAGGGAGAGTACAAGAACCGGGATGCACTGTATATTCAGACCAAGACCGGGGAGAAAGTAGTCATTATCGCGGGTGGCGGTAAAGCCAATGATGCTGCCCGTATCAAAGGTAACTCGTACGGTACGGTGTACATCACTGAGGTCAATGAGTGTCATCAGTCGTTTGTGCAGGAGGTATTTGACCGGACACTGGCGAGTAGCTTCAGGCAATTGTTCTTCGATTTGAATCCTAAACCCCCTTCTCACTGGTTCTACCGTGACATTCTGGATTACCAGGACGAGCTGCTGAAGCTTGGAGAGAATACCGGATACAATTACGAACACTTTACCGTGTTTGATAACCTGTCTATCCCTAACGACCGTCTCAAGACCACGCTATCCACGTATGATAAAGGCAGCCTGTGGTATCAAGCTGATATCTTGGGTAAGCGAACAGCGGCCACAGGGCGGATCTACACGGGATACACTAAGCCGGGAGTTATTGTTACTCGTAAGGATATTAAGGATTTCCGGTATATTGAGTTCTCCATAGGTATCGACATTGGGGGTACAGACGCCACGGTGGCAACGCTGACCGGGTTCACGCCAAGGTATAAAGATGTCATCCTACTGGACGGCTATTACCATAAGCAGGGCAAGGAGTCTGGATATACACATGACCGGTACGCCAAGGAAGTCGTGAATAAGATCGTCGAATGGTCGGAAACCTATCCGGCCTTTTTGTCATGCGCTCACATTTTTGCGGAATCCGCTGACAAGTTGTTCCGGCAGGCGCTGGCTAATGAGCTAAGGCGTCGGGGGATACACATTCCGGTTGTGCCTGCTTACAAGAAAGAGGGTATCGTGGACCGGATCCGGCTCACAACGATTCTCATCAACCAGGGCAGATACAAGGTGATGGCTCATCTAAAGCAGTGGCAGGAAGCCCTAGAGAATGCAACATGGGATGAGAAGGAGCGCCAGAAAGGCGAATGGGTCCGGACGGATGACGGCAGTTACCCGGTTGACTGCTTGGATAGTAGTGAATATGCCGTGCAGCCGTTCAAGCGCAGATTGGAGGTATAGAAATGGGGTGGTTTCAGAATATGGTCATGAAGATATTGAGGATTCAGCCGGCACCGGATAATAAGACGTTTACCATTCGTGAGCCGTTCAGCTATCGGACCAGTGTCCTGCGCAATCGGCTCTGGTATCGTGGAGATCCATCCGAGCTGGAACAGTTCTATAAGCAGTCAGTCACGGATAACGTGAGCCGTTCCCGATTCTGGGCAGCGGTACCGAGTGAGAATCGGCATATCCGGAAGATCCATTCAGGGTTGCCGGCTATGATCGTAGAGCGCCTATCTGACATTGTGGTTTCGGATATGGACCAGATCGAGCTGAAGACATCGGAACAGACGAAACTGTGGGAGGAAATCGCAAAGGATAACAACTTTGATGAGCTGCTGGGTAGTAGCCTGATCGAAGCGCTGGTAGAGGGGGATGGTGCATTCAAGGTCACACTGGATACAGCTATCACCCCTTATCCGATCATTGAGTTCTACGCAGGCGATAAAGTGCAGTATAGACGAGAACGTGGCAGGCTCCAGGAGATCATCTATTACACGGAGTACCGTCATAACGATAAGGATTACCAGCTCGAAGAGACATTCGGAAAAGGGAAGATCACCTATAAGCTGTTGAGTGCGGACGGGAAAGAGGTTCCTCTGGCTATGGTACCTGAATTGGCTGGTCTAGATGAAACAACATTTACGGGAGACTTTATTTGGGGAGTGCCGCTTTCCGTGTTCAAATCATCGAAGTGGCCAGATCGAGGCAAGTCCATCTATGAGAGCAAGGCAGATAGCTTTGACGCTCTAGACGAGGTTATCAGTCAGTGGTGGGATGCCATCCGCTCCGGACGAGTGCAGAAGTACATTCCGGAAGACCTGCTCCCACGAGATCCAAATAACGGAATGCCCATCAAGCCGAATCCATTTGATATGGACTTTATCGCCGCTGGTAGGACGATGGCCGAGGATACCAAGGATCAGATATCCCTTGTGCAACCGGCTATTCTTTATGAGGCGTTCGTAACGTCTTATGCGTCTGCATTGGACATGTGCTTGCAAGGGATTGTATCGCCGTCAACGCTTGGCATCGATCTGAAGAAACTGGACAATGCAGAGGCTCAGCGTGAAAAGGAGAAGGCTACACTGTACACCCGTGGCAAGATCATTGAACGCCTGAACGAAGTCATTCCGGAATTGGTGTCTATCGTTCTAAAGGTGCATGACAACAACCAGAAACAGACTCCAGGGGATTATGAAGCATCCGTCAAGTTTGGAGAGTATGCCAGCCCTTCTTTCGACGCGGTTGTTGAGACGGTGGGCAAGGCCCGGACGTTCGGTGTGATGAGTGTTGAACGTGCAGTTGAAGAGATGTATGGCGACACCTGGACCGATGTGGAAAAGGCAGAAGAGGTTAAACGCCTAAAGGATGAGCAGAGTATCACCTTTGATGAACCGGCACTGAATCGTGATGCTCCACCAGATCCGGATAACCCGGAAGATGATGACGCATGAAGAAGCGGTATGATATTCGCCAGATCTTCAGCGACATGGAAATGGATCTGATCAAGTCCATGCAGCGTAACCTTCAGCGTCACAAGGATGACGAGGAACGAGAGGGCAAGGAGTGGGAGCAATGGCAGCAACGCAAGCTGGAGGATATCCAGCGGTATCGTAAGGAGACACGCCAGATATCCAAGAAGTATGAGCCGGAAGTGAAGAAAGCCGCAGAGGAAGAGGTCAAAGGCTCCTGGCGGCGCGGAGCTGATCGTGTGGTGAACACCGTCAAGGGCCTGTGGAACAAGATTACGGGCAAAAAGCCGGATATAGAGTCAGAGGATGGTTCAGACCGTAGCTTCTTCAAAATGAACGAGAAGCGGGTTAATGCTCTGGCAGATGCAGCAGAGAACAATCTGCAATTAGCCCGTCATGCCATGCTGAGACAAGCGGATGACGTGTATAGACAGACCATCTATAAGAGCCAGGTATACCTGAACAGTGGAGCTGCTTCGCTGAATCAGGCTATTGACCGAGCCACTAAGGATTTTCTTGAAAAGGGCTTCGACTCCATCACATATGCCAATGGTCGAAGGGTGAATGTGGCCAGTTATGCGGAAATGGCGCTACGTACAGCATCCCAGCGTGCAGTGTTTGCTGGAGAGGGTGCAAAACGGGATCAGCTCGGCATCCGAACTGTGGTCATATCGTCACATGCTAACTGTTCCAAACTGTGCCTGCCATATCAGGGCAAGGTGTTCATTGATGACGTTTATTCTGGCGGGACCGTAGCTGATGGCAAGTATCCGCTTCTGAGTACCGCCATTGCTGCTGGTTTGTTCCATCCGAACTGTCGTCATAACATGACTACGTTCATTGTGGGGACCAGCTCACTGCCTAAGCCTGCTGATGATGAGAAAGCTTTGGCCAACTACCAGGCAGAACAGAAACAGCGTTACATGGAACGCCAGATACGCAAGTACAAGCGCCTGCAGGCAGGTAGCGTAGATGAAACGAACGAAGCGAATTACAAAGCTAAGGTAAGGCAATGGCAAGCGCAGCTGAGGATTCACCTGAAAGAACACGATTACTTACGTAGAGATCCCAAACGGGAGAAGGTAAGAGTTTAAAGGCCCTAGCTGAGACTGCTGGGGCCTATTGCTCGTTGACCGGAGCATCACGGTCCGCTCCCTTAGCTGGAGAGCAGCTATATAAATCTATGGAGGCTGATGACAAATGGATTGGCTCAGAGAACTGTTGAAACAAGCAGGTTGGGAAGATGCGAAGATCGATGCATTTATTGGAGACGTAAATAAGGAATTACCGAAGCACTTTGTACCTAAATCGCAGTACAACGAGTTATCCGAGACTCGGAAGAAGCTGGAGAAGGACGTTGCAGATCGTGATAAACAGATTGATGACCTGGGCAAAACTGCGGGACTGTCTGAGGATCTGAAACAACAGATCGAGACGCTGAAAACCGAGAATCAGACAGCCAAGACGCAATATGAATCCGATCTGAAGGAAGTCAAGATCAGCAATGCTATTGCAGCTGCGTTAACCGGCAAGGTTCATAACGAGAAAGTTGTAACGGGTCTGATCGATAAGACGAAGCTGGTTCTTGGAGACGATGGCAAGATTGTTGGTCTTGAAGAGCAGCTGACTGGCTTGAAGACATCCGATGCTTATTTGTTCAAGCCTGAAGAAGGGCAGGGCCAGCAACAACAGCAGCAACCAGGCATTAAAGTAGGAGCCGGCAAAACCGAACCACCTGCAGGCGGACAGCTCTCCCTTGGAGATGCTATTGCTGCACACTTTACAAAATAGAATAGGAGCTGATTTGAATGGCAGTAACATTGGCAGAGGCAAAGAAAAACGTACAGGATGCAATTACACTTGGGGTGATTGATGAATTCCGGAAGAATAACTTTTTGTTGGATAACCTCACGTTTGATGATGCGGTTTCCCCAACGGGTGGCGGCGCAACACTGACTTACGGCTATACACGTTTGATCACGCAGCCTACAGCGCAGTTCCGTGAGATCAATAAAGAGTATACTCCGCACGAGGTATCCAAACAACGGCACACTGTTGACCTGAAAGTGTTCGGGGGTACATTTGAGATTGACCGAGTTATCGCTAATATGGGTGGTATTGTGAGCGAGGTTACGTTGCAGATGTCGCAGAAGGTTAAAGCCGCTCAGGCGCTGTTCAACGATACCGTTATTAACGGTGATTCCGCTGTGGAGGCATTGGCGTTTGATGGTCTGGACAAAGCCTTGACAGGATCCAGCACAGAGTATGTCCCTACTGAGGTAATCGACCTTTCTACCTCAGCAGCCATTGATGCTAACTACAAGGTATTCCTGGATCAACTGGATGAATTCCTGATGGGGTTGGATGGACCGCCTTCGGCGATCATGGGTAACCTGAAGATGATTGCGAAGATCCGTGCTGTTGCCCGTCGATCAGGGGCGTACACCAATACAAGAGACGAGTTCGGTAATCAAGTTGAGAAGTATAACGAAATCCCATTGATCGATCTTGGAGCAAAATCAGGGTCGAATGAGCCTGTAGTTGGGACTAACGCAGGTGGAGAGACAAGCATCTACATTCCTCGTTTGGGTCTTGATGGATTCCACGGTGTATCTATGGCAGGCGTGGCGCCTGTACAAACGTGGCTGCCTGATTACAGCACGTCAGGTGCAGTTAAGACAGGTGAAGTCGAGATGGTTGCGGCTGTGGCACTGAAAGCGACCAAGGCAGCTGGCGTAATGCGTAAAATTAAAGTTTCATAGGAGGAATAGAACATGGCTAAAGTATTTGCACCAAATAAGGAATATACAGGCTTGTCCGCAGGCGTCGCCTTCGCAAATGGCGTAGGTGAAACGGACACCCCTCATTTGTTGAGTTGGTTTAAGTCGAAGGGTTACGAAGTTGAGAAAGATCCCGTTGATCAACCTGATGATGTACCTGTTCTTAATCTGGATCCTGGTGATATCACAGGTGGTAAAGCAACGGATCTACCCGCTGATCCGCCTGAAGATAAATCGGCAAAAAGCACTAAAACCGGAAAGTAGGTGCCATATGCCCTACGCTACGCCGGATGAATATGAACTGTATGGAGACGGCATGATTCCGGCTGAGGACTTGAATAAGGCTCTTAGTCGGGCATCCGACCAAATAGACAGCCTGACTTATAATCGCATCGTTCAATGCGATCTGGAAGGTCTGACAGCCTTTCAGCGGAGGAACGTGGTTAAGGCGGTGTGCCAGCAAGCGGATTTCCAGTTCCAATATGGGGATTACTTGGACTTCCCACTCTCTGGATACTCGGCAGGAAGTGTCAGCGTGTCATTTAAGGCCGTTGATGGTCCCGGAGGGGTTAAGACTACCGAAGGTGTTACAAGCCTGCTGAGAGCCACAGGGCTGATGAATAGGGGGCTATGTTGATGCGGGGTAAGTTTCCGTTTCCGCACTGGATATTGAAGACACCGATTCAAGTGTTTCACACCAAGCTGTCAGAAGACGGGGAGCCTGTCGAGGAATTAATCTTTGACGGGCTTGCCTGTTATGACGAGAAGATGCGGCAGAAGCTGGATAAGGAACGCCGCTTGGTCACACTGTCCGGCAAAGTGATTATCCGGGGCGACATTTTGCCTGGAGAATTGATTGAGGGCTTTGTCCGGGTTGGTGGAGCCGATCGAATCATATTCAGCGCTTCAAGGCCGCAGCATCCAGACGGGAGCGTCTTTTCTACGGAATTGGAGCTGAGCTGATGGTTAAAGTGAAAGTGACGATGGATCCCAAGGCTATGCGGGAACTTGCAAATGCTCCATTGAAAGCACTGGAGCAAGTCGCCAACGGGAAAGCAGAAAGCATCCTGACCGAGGTCGCTAACGCTCAGGTCGTGCCAAAACAAACAGGTGAGCTGGAACGCAGTGCCTGGGTAGATACTACAGGGCTCAAAAAGGGCAAAGTCAAGATTGTGTATGACACGCCATATGCGCGCCGTCTATATTGGCACCCAGAATACAACTTCCGCAGGGATAAGAATGCCAATGCCCAAGGGCTATGGCTGGAAGCTTGGCAGAAGGAGCAAAAAGGCTGGATACGTAAGACGTTTGAGAAGTTGATTAAGAAGTTTGGGGGTGGGTTCATCAAATGATGCTGTCCGAGATTAGGGATTGGATGAAAACGCAGATCGATTCCCCTAACTGGTACATTGGAAAGCTTGACGGCAAGAAGGAACAGTCCATTGGGATTTACAACCTGAACACCGGACAACCTTACATTGCCATCGGAGGGTTGGAGAACACCAGCTATGCCAGCAAGTCCATATCCATCCTGGTTCACTGGTCAAAGAATGCAGATACAGCGGAGCGTAAGGCCCATGAGGTCTATGCTGCGCTATTTGGTCGTTCTGATGGCGAGATAGCAGGGCACCGTGTCATTGCTTTTGAGATGCGGACACCGTGGCCTATTGATGTGGGTACTGACGATGCAGGGATATATGAATACGTGATTGAGACAACGATTTATTACGAGAGGTAGGGGAATGGAATGGCGACAACAGGCGTGTTTCCGGTGCATAACAATATTTTCAAAGTAGGCGTCAAAGGCCGTGCTTCCACGGATTCAGAAATGATGATGATTAAGGATTTGGAGAACTTTGCTCCAGCCATCGATGGTAACACGGAAGAATGGAGTTCCATGGACCAAGGGGGCTGGACAAGACGGGCGGTAACAGGCAAGTCGTTGTCCTTTAGTTTCAGTGGGAAGCGGAACTATGGCGATCCAGGTAATGACTACGTTGCAGGCTTGTTGCTCGGAACGGGGCAAGAGGTGGAAACGATCTTCGAATGGACGATGCCATCCGGTGCTAAGCTGACCATGGATTGTGTCATTAACTTGACCACTCCAGCAGGCGGTGACAGCACGAACATTGACGGTCTGGAATTTGAGTTGTTGTCTGACGGTAAGCCGGAATTTGAGAAAGCACCAACCACACCATAATTCAAACCAAGGGGGATTTACCAATGTCAAAAGTTATTAATATCACAGATAAGTTTTCTACAGAAATGCCGTCCATCCAGATCGGCGAGAAGTTGTATCCGGTCAATAATGGTATTTCAGCCATGTTGGCGTTTGAAGAAGCCGCAACAGGCGGCGTTACTGGCGTCCTGAAAGCCTTGGAAGGTGCGTTTGGCAAAAAGGCATATAAAGAAATGGGGATCGAGGACATGAGCATGGGGAACATCATGGTCCTTTCTTCTGCTGTCCTTGCTGCAATGTCGAACATTAGCTATGAGGAAGCGAATGCGCGATTTCAGCGGGAAGTCCAGTCCTGACGGCTGGTATGACCTGTACGAAGATTGGGGGCTACTTGAATCCAGTCTTGCCAAGCAATATGGAATCCGTATACGCCAACACGGGGATATGCCTTGGGAAGAGTTCTGTATCTTAGTCGGGGGTCTGATGCCGGATACACCACTGGGAAGCATAGTATCTATCCGGGCAGAGCAAGATCCCAAGACCATTAAGGGATTCAACGCAGATCAGCGCCGTATCTATAATGATTGGCGTAAACGGCAGGCAGGCAAACAATTGGACAACCCTGTTAAGTTGGATCAGGAGATGAAGAATCTGGAAGCCGCAATGGCTCGGGCCTTTGGGGGTGAGTAGATGTCAAGCGCAGGCCGCGTAGATTTAGACTTGGGCTTGAACTACGGAGCCTTTCAACAACAGCTCAATGGTATCTCTGGGACCGCTACTAGCTTGGTGGGTGGGGCGTTTACGAAGCTTGGCGGGATCATAGCAGGCGCATTTGCGGTTCACAGCATAAAAGAGTTTGGTAAGGAAGCCATTAACCTGGCATCGGATCTAGCCGAAGTGCAGAACGTGGTCAACGTCACGTTTGGGAGCATGACCAACCAGATTAACAACTGGTCATCCAACCTGATCGAGTCGTTTGGTCTGTCCGAGTTGTCCGGTAAACGGTACGCATCCACCATGGGTGCCATGCTCAAGTCTTCTGGTATTACAGGAGAAGCCATGAAACAGATGTCTGTCAAATTGACGGAATTATCCGCTGACATGGCTTCTTTTTATAACATCACGAATGACGAAGCGTACTACAAAGTATTTAGCGGTATGGTCGGTGAGACTGAGCCGCTGAAGCAATTGGGCGTTAATATGTCCGTGGTTAATATGGAAGCCTACGCGATGTCACAGGGCATCACAAAGTCCTGGTTAGCCATGACGCAATCGGAACAGGCCATGCTTCGGTATGGCTATTTGTTACAGGTTACGGCCGATGCTCAGGGTGACTTTGCCCGTAACGGTCAGAGCTGGGCTAACCAAGTCCGCATGATGTCGGAACAGTGGAACATCTTCAAGGGCACAATGGGTGCAGGATTCATTAACATCCTGACGCCAATCCTTAAAGGGCTCAACTGGATCATAGCCAAACTGCAGATTGCGGCGGCTTATTTCAAGGCATTTACGGAATTGGTCTTTGGTGACGCGGTGAACGCTGGTGGTGCTGGAATAACGGTGGCTACTGATGCCATGGGCGGCATGGGTGATGCAGCGGCAGCGGCGGCTCCTGCTGTAGAAGATACAGGGAAAGCGGCTGAGAAGGCAGGCAAGAAGGCGAAGAAAGCTGGAAAAGACATGAAGGGCAGTCTGGCCGGATTTGATCAACTCAATACACTGGCACAATCCGCAGCGTCCGCTCTGGATGATGCAGGTTCTAAAGCCGCTGGAGCTGGCAAAGGAATAGGCGCGGGCTTGGGCGGCCTGGAAGGGTTTGGTGACCTGGACTTGGGCACGCCTTCGATTGAGATCGATCCAATCAAACAACAGGTTGCTGCATTCTTGGAAGATGTAAAATCGCGGTTCTCTAAAGCCTGGGCGTACATCTCTTCGGGCTGGGGCGAAATGCGGCCGGCACTGCAACCGTTCATCGATATGATGGTGCCTATTCGTCAATCCGTATCCAATATGGGTAAGACGTTTTTGGACCTGAAAGACAAGGTACTTGTTCCGGTGGCGAAGTACATTTTGGGTGAATTCATCCCTAAAATCGTTACTGGATTCGTGAAGTCGTTTGCTCCAGTCATTGCAAAGCAGATCGTATGGACGTTTGATTTCTTGGATCGAACATTCCGGAATTCCACGGATCAATCCATTAAGCTGTGGGAAAACGTCTGGTTGCCGAGTTTGGAGAAGGTGAAGAACGCATTTGTAACAAACATGCCACTCATTGCAGCATCCCTACAAAGCTTGCTGGATGGCACGTTGAACCCATTTACGGATTTCATGATGAATGATTTTGCTATCCCTGTATCTACGGTACTGGCCGAGACACTTGTACCCATCTTCACGGATACGCTTGTTTGGGCGATTGATACCTTCGCGAAGACGTTTGACAATGCCGTTAATCATATCAATGAACTGTGGGACAGCACACTGAATCCGGCGCTGGAGAAGTTCAGGGATTTGTTCTTGGACATCATTCCGCAGATCGGGAAATCATTTTCTGACTTGCTGAATGGTACGTTAAAGCCGTTTGTGGACTATGCCTTGAATGACTTCATCATTCCGATTGCGGCGAGAGTCATTGATACACTGGTACCCGTGTTTACAGACACGTTGGTTTGGGCTTTCAAAGAAGCAGCCAACACGTTTGAATGGGCTGTCAAGCTGATCAATGACATTTACAACACGGTACTCAAGCCTGTGTTCGATCTGATCAAGAAAATTGTTCTGGACACGCTGGAGACGATTAAAGGCTTGTGGAACAAATACGGGGCCGAGCTACTTGCGAAGCTGACGGAGTTTATGGAGAACACGCGAAAGCTGTTCCAGAAACTTTGGGACGATATCCTGAAACCGATCATAGAGCCATTCCTCAAAAAGCTGAATGAAATTTGGGACGGTACGCTCAAGGACATCATCAAGCAAGTGGGCGAGGTGGTCATGAAACTGGTTAACGCTGCACTGGACATCTATAACAAGTTCATTGTGCCATTGATCAGTTATGTCATAGACAAACTGGCCCCAGGCTTCACCAAGGGCTTTAATATCATCCTGAGCGTCGTCACAACGGTCATCGAGAGCGTAGGCGGCATCATCAAAGGGCTGCTGAAAACACTTGGCGGGGTCATTGATTTTGTGGCTGGTGCTTTCACTGGTGATTGGCGTAAAGCGTGGACAGGCGTAAAAGACATCTTTGGCGGGATATTTGATTCCTTGTATAGCCTTGTTAAAGCTCCATTGAACCTGATCATTGACGGTATCAACAAGGTTATTGAAGGCTTTAACAGCTTGAGTGTAAGCATTCCTGAGTTTGAGGTCTTTGGTCAGAAGGTGGGCGGGGGCTCCATTGGGGTACCGCAGATACCGAAGATTCCGAAGTTGGCAAAAGGCGGTTTGGCTTACGGGCCTACGCTTGCCATGGTCGGGGATAACCGTGGAGCTTCCGTCGATCCCGAAGTCGTGTCACCGCTGTCAAAGCTTCAAGACATGATCGGTGGGAACAATCAGCCGATGGTGGAAATATTGCTCCTGATTCTGGATGCCATCAAGAACGGAGATAAACAGACTGTCATACAGCTCAATGGTACGGAGCTGGGGCGCGCTACCATTGCGGCAATAAACGACATCACAAGGCGGGAAGGCCGTTCACCATTGAAGATATAGGAGGGATGCAGATTGGAAATCAAAATTAATGGTCAAGTGATTGCCGCTTATCCTTCATCGTACCAGGTGACGGTGCTTGACTTGGACGATGCGAATTCATCCGTGCGTACTGCAAATGGTACCTTGAACCGGGACCGGATAGCAGTCAAACGGCAGATAGACATGACTTGGGGGATGCTGACCTGGGCAGAAATGTCCTCCATCCTCCAATCCATGTCCAATGTGTTTTTTGATTGCACTTATCCAGATCCGATGACAGGTAAGCATGAAACCAAACGGATGTATGTCGGTAATCGGCCTGCACCGTTTAGTGTTATGAGTGGCGGCGTCATGTACTGGAATGGACTCAAATTGACGCTGACAGAGAGGTGATCGGATGTTTCCTATATCACCACTTTACAAAGATTATTTAAGACGGCCAGACCGGGAATTTATTGTCAAGGCTCTGGTGGGCAGTGAGGAATACGATAGTAGTAGGATTGTGGATTTCAGCATTGAAAACAGCTTGAGCCTGACAGAAGGGTTCGAGATTGGGACGTCTATCCCTTCAAAACTGACTATTAAGCTACGAACAAATGAAATCATACCAGCAAATGCCCGCATCGTGCCGTACTTGTCCTTGTCTCTCGCTGGCCTGACTTGGCTGGAAGCACAATACCCATGGAAAGACATGAACTTGACTTGGACGGGCTCAGGGACGGACTGGTTGCCGCTGGGAGAGTTCTTTGTCGACGATCGGGAAAAGATCAATGATGTCTGGACTTTCACCTGTTATGACAAGTTGGTTATGGCTGACGTGGCGTACATATCATCATTGACGTATCCGACGACTCAGAAAGCAGTTTTCGATGAGATTTGTAAGCGTCTGGGTTGGACGTATGATAGCAGCGTGGTCATTAATTCTGCCTACCGGATTCAGGCAGGGCCAGCGGGATACACCATGCGTCAGGTACTTGCTTACATTGCTTCTGCCAATAGCGCAAGCATTTATATTGATAAAGCAGGTACGCTCAAATTCAAACGGTTCACAGCTTCTGAAAACCCTGTGTTCGATATGACCACGGCCGATTATGTGACCGTCAAACAAACGAATCCGGTAAAGATCTATACGCGGGTTGTGGTCACTTACAACACCGAAGACGGGCTGCAATATGAAGCGGGTACCGGGGATGAGAATCATACATTGTATGTAGAAAATCCATTCGCCACGCAGGCGGTCACGAACGGCCTTCTATCAACCCTGAATGGGTTTTCCTACTTACCTCTTACCATGGATGCGAGAGGATACCCGCAGCTTGAACAAGGTGACGTTATCGGGTTTGAACAGCAGGAAGGTACCACTTGGGATGAAACGGTATCGACCTGGCAGGATACGAATATTCCATGGGATGGCGTTGTCAGGTACAAGACCATTATCCTGCATCAAGTATTCAGTTTTGCAGGCGGCTTGAAAATGAGTCTGGAAGCTCCATCTATTTCAGAGCAACGCAGTGAGTTTGTCGTTGAAGGCAGCCTAACGCAACAGGTGAACAAGCTGAACAAAGATGCCATCAAGGAAGGTAAGTCCTATTACGGGGCAACCATCACACGTACTGAGGGATTGATCATTGAGCGGGAGGACCACAGAAGCAAGGCGGTGTTCAACTCAGATGAATTGACCTTCTACCGTGGATCGGATAAGGCACTTTGGTTTGACTTGCCAAGTAACCGATATAAATTCAATGGTACTCTGGAAGCCGTGGATGGCGTGTTCAGCGGTAACTTGCAGGCGGCTGGTGGAACCTTCACAGGGGATCTTCGAGCCGCAGGCGGTACATTCACCGGGACCTTGCAGGGTGTTAATGGTACGTTCAGTGGAACACTCCAGGCAGCCAACGGAACATTCCACGGCACGTTAAAAGCTGGACGGGTTGAGGGTGGCGAGATTATCGGTTCGTACATTCAAGGTGCTGATATTTTGGGTAGTAAAATTAGGACAGCGGCCAGTGGAGATCGGATCGAGCTTGATCCAAACGGATTCGTTTTCTACGATAGCGGCAATGCGCGGAGGGTTACCTTGGGTACAAACCAGTCTGCGGGGATCTCTGGTCATACTTACTATAATTCAGGTGGTCAATCCCAGGGCCTTATCTATGCCAATTCAAGCGAGTTGGCGGTCATAGGCAATAATGGATTACTAATTGGTGCGACATCAGGTATCACAACTTTGCAAGGGAATGTGCGATTTACAGGTGGCAGCGTGAGTGGGTTGTCATTAAGCACTGATCAGGTTGTTGGACTTCAGTCTCAATTGCAATCCTTACAAACTCAAATTAATACTTTAAATTACACTCTGAACAATCACCGACATACTGTAACTACTGCCCACCATAATCATGGTAATAGTGCAAATAATCCAAACACTGGTGGTGGAACCTTCACAACATCGACTCCGTAATGTAGAATAATAGGTAAATTGAACCAAACGGAGGTCGAATTATGAAAAAGGTTGCATACATCGCCGGAGGTATCTTAATTGGGATGGTTATTTCGACAGCAGGCGGTGCCTTTGCTGACACTGTAAAAAGTGTAGTTGGAAAAAAGGTAACAGGTGAGTATACGGTCATTGTTGATGGAAAGAAATTAACGGACAAGGGTGCTATAATTGACTCACGTGCAAATGTTCCAGCACGAGCACTATCCGAAGCATTAGGGGCTGATGTAAAAGTGTCAGGTAAGACTATCACCATCACATCAACAGACGATTTACAAAATATATCAGGCTCAGAGCCTACGGACAATCCAACAGATAGTACATCAAGCAATAAATATATTGGTGGTTCTAAGTCTAGCCTTCAAACTTTAAGAGATAGTATATTAAACAATACTATTAAGCCCACTGAGGAAGGCAGACAACGTATTCTCAATCAAATAACTGATCTGAAAAAAGCTGAAGCTGATGGAATCCCCGTGAGCAACATTGGCGTTTTTGAAAATGAACTGGCTTCGTATGACAAAATTATCAAGGATGCAAATGCTGAACTGAAGCTGATCGATGAAGCACTCTTAACAGCAAAATAATATCAACATTACAGAGAGTCCATATGCGTGGGCTCTTTTTTGTTGCCCAAAAAGGAGTGAACAGCATGGATGAACAGCACTTACGTGAGATCATCCGCGAAGAGTTGAGAGCGCATGATGATCAGACAAAAGCTGAGGTTATTACGATCCGTGTCAATGACCCGATGAAAGCAACTATGCTTGAGGTCCTCAAAAATATGAAGTGGGGTGCACCAGGTGAGAATTAAGAAAGTGCTTGAACTGTCCGTCGATGTAAGCGACATTTTCCGTGAGAGTCCTTTGGTGATCAGGGCCATGTTGGACACATTGCCCACGCTGGATTCACAGGTTGGATTCCTTCGGGCTATTCACCAGGACGTTGAAACTTTATTGAAAGGAGCTGAAGCAAATGGCGAACCGTTACGCGAATCTGGAAGGAAGTAAAAAGATCAGTGAGGATTTTGGCAACATCAATATCGGTTTTGATCGTGTGCAGGCTGAAATGGACACTAAGGGCACGCCAACAGATGCCCAGGCAAAAGCCGATGCAGCCAAGGCGGCTGCTATTGCTACAGCCGCAGAAGCTTTATCGGCGCATAAGGCACGCGGGGCAGATGAGCATCCCACGGCAAAGGGAAATGCCGCAGGGTTCATGAGTGCGGCCGACAAGCTGAAATCTGATGCCAGCACCAATGCAGTAAGCCCTGATACGCTTATGCAACGTGACGCCGAAGGTCGCGCCAAGGTAGCGGCTCCAGTAGCGGCAGATGACATTGCCCGGAAGGCAGAAACGGACGCCGTACAAACCAATCTGGACAGCCATACAGGCGATACAGTAAAGCACGTTACACAGGCCGAACACGACAAACTGAACGGCATTGCTGCAGGAGCTGAGGTTAATCAAAACGCATTTGCAGTTATCAATGACGTGGCAGCAACCAGCAAGTCCGATACGGTTACATTTGTGGGTGGTACCGGGATTACCGTTACAACCGATCCAGACGGGAAACGGGTTGTCCTAACGGCAACAGGGGAAGCAACGCCAGGTGCCCACGCATCATCTCATATTACTGGCGGTACAGACGTTATTCCAGATGCAGTGATCGGTGGCTCCAGCGGACTCATGAGTGGAGCTGATGCGAAGTTTGTCCGGCAGGACGGGGAAACCAAGACAGGGGCGAAGGCAAAGGCAGACGCGGTAAAGGAATATGTGGATGAACAGATTTCGGCCATTCCACCTGTTAACGATGCTTCTCAAACTGAAAAAGGAATAACGATGCTTTCAGATGCAACGAATGGAACCCGCAGTAATGTAGCGGCTACTGAGAAAGCAGTCGGACTGGCTTTTCAAGCTGGAGTTGAACGTAAAGCGGAGGTGGTTGCCGCGCTTAACTCCATAGGTGTATCGGCATCCACTACAGAGAGTTGGGATCAACTCATAGCTAAAATGGCGGGTGTGATTCAAGCAACGGGAAGTGCCGTAGCAAGCCAGGTCTTACAAGGGGTGAATTTTAGCAATGCTGGGGCTAACGGGCTTGCTGGGTCAATGGTTAACCGTGGGGCAGTTTCGCAGAACATCACCACTCAAAACGGTTCGTATGTTGTACCACAGGGATATCACAGCGGGTTAGGTGTTATCCGTGCAGTTTTCGCTAACCTCATTGCGGCAAACATTCGTAATGGCGTCAATATCGGCGGAGTGACTGGAACTTTGGTTGAAGGAGGTCGAAGCGCTACAGGCACTCTCACATCATCAGGGAGCTTGACTTATTTCAACAGTCCAGGAGGAGCGGAAGTCACCGCATACCTAGCTTGGGCGAACTGGGGACTCACATTTACACCTAGGAGGGTTATTGTACGCCTGACCTCAGAAACAGCTAATCTAGGATCTAGTATTTTTGATGCGAGTACTCCGATGTCGGATGGATTCAGGTTGCTGAATTCTGGTCAGGGACTATACAGAGTTAACGGGACAAATTGTAATGTAACAAGTGTAGAACTAAGAGTACCTGTGCTACGCCAAAGTGCAAATTACACTTGGTATGCTTACGAATAGAGAGGAGGGAAGTTTTGTGGAGATTGGAACAAGGATTTATTACGAAAAAGCAAACGGAAATGTGATCCAAGAAGTTGGACAGCGTGCTGGAGATGTTATTGATATTACACCGGAACAAGACTTTGCCACATACATCGCTCTTGCTGAACGTGTGCCAGACACTGTAGGTATGGTGCAGTTTGAATATGATCAATTTAAGTCGGATTATGAGGCTGGTGGGGTTATTTCTCGTATCGATTTGGAGACAATGGAACCACTATTCACCTACCCTGATCCAACCGATCCAGAGACACCACAGGAACCGCGTCCAGCACTCAGTAAACAGGTGGATCAGTTAGCCGCAGAAAGCAATGCAAACCAACTGGCACTCATGGAGCTTCATATGATGTTGCTTGGCGAGATGCCAGATGCGTAATAATCTCGCCAGGCTACTGATCCGTTGGGGTGTAGCACTCATGAGGGGAGGTGACACCATGTTAGCTGTATACGTAATGATGATTCATAAAGGCTTGATCAAGCTGGAGCAAGTGCCAGCAGGAAGCCGGGATAAAGTGGCTGCTGTGCTGGAAGCGGCAGAGATGGACCAAAACGGGAATATCGTGTAACAGGCGTTCCAATTATGGAGCGCTATTTTTGTGCCCTCTGGAGTGGTCAGAGGGCTTTTCCATATATTCAGATAGAGACGGGGGATTGGCGTATGGAAGCCATACCAGGAGGTGTGAATGACATGCAGGTGCAGGATGTGAATACGATTGTGGATTTGAAGGTTCAACTGGCCCGGATTGAAGAAGCCTTAAAACCGCTGGCCGCTTTGGCTCCAGGCTTGGCAGAAGTCAGAGAGATTTCAAAAGAAGCCTTGCAGACAGCGCAGCAAACGGCTTTGAGACTCGTTGAACTTGAAGCTGAACTGAAGAAGACAACTGACGTAGCCCATGAAGCCAAGCGCAACGCGGCAGATGCGCTGACACGTTTAAATAAGCATGACGAGGATCAAAAGTGGCTGAAGCGTACCGTGTATGGTGCGGCATTAACTGGATTGACTGGACTTCTTATCGCGGCTGTATGGGCCGGAATTAAGTTAGGGGGAATGTAGTGTGGAATGGGACATTATTCAAGGGTTGATTGATGCTAGGCTGCTGATCGTATTGGCGGCCTGCTGGGTGATCGGGTACGTTCTAAAGAAAACGCCGAAGGTACAGGATTGGACTATCATTTATATCGTTTCTAGTGTAGCTATTGTATTTTCTATCCTGATGCTTGGCTTGAGTGTGGAGAGCGTGGTACAAGGCATTCTGGTAGGCGCTGTGGCGGTTTACGGTAATCAGTTGGTTAAGCAGACGAAAAAGGGAGCTGGTACAGATGTTTAAAGTGTGGATCGATGCGGGGCATGGCGGTAAAGACCCCGGAGCTGTGGCAAATGGACTACAAGAAAAAGATATCGCATTGAAGGTATCGCTTGGGATCAAGGCGCGATTGGAGTCGTTATATGAGGATGTGCAGGTGTTACTCTCCAGATCCACAGATGTATTCCTGGAGCTCCGCGATCGGACAAATAAGGCGAATGCGGCTGGAGCTGATATCCTGGTTTCCATTCACTGTAATGCTGGTGGTGGCAAGGGCGGCTTTGAGACGTTCAGGTATACATCTGCATCACAGGGAAGCATTAAGCTTCAGGAAGCATTACACAAGGCGATCATGGGCAAAGTGGGAGGAATAGACCGAGGTCAGAAGGTGCAGAATCTTCACATGGTTCGCGAATCCAAAATGCCGGCAGTCCTGACGGAAAACCTGTTTATCGATGTGGCAACTGACGCGGATCTGCTGAAGCAAGCGAGTGTGATCGATGTTATTATCGATGGCCATGTCCAAGGCATTGCTACATACCTGGGGCTGAAGAGTAAGGGGAAGGAGGTCAAGCCAGTAACGCAGGAGAGAGACATTAACGAGCCTAGTAGTTGGGCTAAAGAAACGTGGGAGGATTTGACGAAGAAAGGCTTCTTCGATGGTACAAGACCTGGCGCGCCGATCACGCGGGAAGAAATGGCGATCGTGGTTGGTCGGGTATTGAAGTATGTTGACCAAAAAGGATAATTAAGGTAATATACAATTAAATCCGAAAGAATCGGTAAAAAGGGCTCCACTGGCATAACGCTGGTGGAGCCCTTTTTTTTGTTATTCAACTGTTTTCGGCTTAAGTGGAGGCTTCTTCATCGTCCGATCATATATGTAGGGCTTTCCGTGATACTCCCAGTTGTTCTTCTGCTTCTCTCTTTTGTGTATGGCCACTTTGATCTCCAGGTTAGCAACCTCTTTTTGAAACTTCGAAGCATACCTTTTACACCAAGCTAGTCCACTTGCCTCACTTGAACTGAAATGCGTCCGGAGCAAGAATCCGTTTACCGTAATCTCAAACTTATATAGGTTCATGGTGACTGTCCTTTCCTGTGTTTGGTTAATTTTATCATACAAGTTATTTTGCATCTTAACAAGAACGTGTGTTCTTTTTATTTGTTGATATAGGAACGTGTGATCGCATATAATGATACCAATGTATCTGTTCCTGTTCAGCAGCCAAGGAGGTTCACAGACATGCAAAGATTAAGTCGCAGGGAAGAGGATGCGTTACAGGCAATCAAAGAGTTTTTTCGAGATAACAAATATCCACCTACCACGAGAGAGCTTGGCGATATGTTAGGTTTGTCATCTTCGTCCACAGCCCATGGATATTTGGAACGATTAGAGAAGAAGGGCTATATTAAACGGTCAGAGTCAATTCCACGAGGGATTAAAATTATGAAGGAGGATGATATATATGGCGAGTAAACTAAGCGAAAATGGGATTTATGAAGGATCGAGGCTGATCCTCCCGGAACATCGTGCAGCGTATTTGGCTCAGGAAGAGTTACAACGGCGGCGCGGAAAGCCTGTTTTGGACGAACAGGAGATGCAACTCATTGAGGAAGCAATCTTAGAGTCATACCAGGAATGCCGATCTGTTACGTTGACCGTATTTAATCCATTTGATGATGAGGATATAAGGGGAGTCGTTGCGTCAATTGACAAACCGAATAGGAGAATCAAGCTAGTAAGGGCTGAAGAGGATTACAGCTGGATCAAGCTTGAAGAGATTATTACGGCTTCGGTATAAGATTAAGATCCGTCAGGGCAGCCTGGCGGATTCCTTTTTGTCCTAAATCAGCCGAAAAACCACCCCTTATACTACCTCGCACCGTTGGAATTCATATTAAAATCAGATTGTATTCGACAATATAATATTCATTAACGAGAACGTGTGTTCCGTGTGTGATGTGAAGTATATCTTTGTTATAAAGTAAATACAATGTTTCATGAAGTATTGAGATGTAAAGTTTTACCTTCGGGACGTTCGACACATTGCGACACCGAATGTCATAGGAAAAAGGTATTATTTACATATATAAATCAATAAGAAGGAGGTTAGAGGCTATCGAGAAAACTATGGCTGAACCATAGATTAACCCTAGGGAGAGCCGACCGGCTCACTCAAAAACTAGCTCGTATAATTCTTCCACATGACAGTCCAGAACATAGGCAATGTGGAACATCACGTCAGATGACATCTTATCGTGATTATTTGCCCAGTTAGATATAAGCTGTGGGCTATATCCTGTTCTTGTGGATAGGTCAATCTGTTTCATACGGCGTTCTTTGAGTAGTTGTTTAAGTCGGCATCTCCCTCGGGAGACTTTAGCCACAACAAATGCTCCTTAACTTGCATAGGGTATTTCGAGGGAAATTATAACACCAATATACTTACAGGTAAATGTTCTGTGAACTGAAAAACGTACATCTAAGAGGAGAAACTGCAATGACTAAAACAAAAAGCAGTGAGGATGAAAATAAGGAAAAAATAAAACAGGTACTATTACACTGCGAAAAGGCAGAAGACTCGTTGCACAAGAAGCTGGCGGGGATTATCAATGAACTATGGGATGTTCCAGGAGTGAGAAAAGAATTACTTTCAGAGATTGAGAGCCTTTATGTGGAAAAAGGGGAACTCTATTGTTTGGTGGCATATGCTGCAGGATATAGAAGCGGGAATGAAAGTCATGAAAACCGTTAA